TCTGCATTTGCCTTTGATAGTTCTGAACGCATTGTTAACTCGTCCTTAAAAGGACCTTTAGATGTATAGCCTTCAATAGTAACAAGTTTAGGACAAAAACTGCGTACCCAACCTTTTTCAAATCTAATAATATAGTAACCTGCACAATACAGGCTTTTAGACTTTTTACTTTTTGTAAACAAAGGAAGTTTACGTTTTACATCATACATTGAATTGTGTGGTACACAAGATGTTTTATAACCGTGAACTTCTTTATCACCAGAAGTTACAGGTGTTGCATCTTTAATACCCCATTCGATGTCAACATCCCTTGTTAATTGTTTTTCGCTTTCGTAAAATTTTGTATGTGTGTTGCAACAATACATATATGACTTATCTTCTTGTTTAGACAAAGTTCCTATACGTTCGCCGTCTTCTTCTACAATCCAAAATTTTCCTGCTACGATTGGGTTTGCTTTAATTTTTGTCATTCATTTCTCCAAAAGTTTCAGTATTCACAACTCTAACATCTAAACTTTTATTAGATGCTATAGCCGCATACAATCTTGTTCTGCCATCAATTACGTATCTTCCACTATCTAAATCTATTACTAACGGTGGTCGACAAGTTCTGTTTTCAACTGCTTCAAGAATTGGCTCTAAAGGAAATTCTCTTTCTCTGTAATCACGTTTATCACGTAATTGCATTTCCTTAACATATGCTTCTTTGTAACCGTCTTTTCCTCTAATGTCTTTTAATCGCATAAACATATAAGGATCCTCCGGCATATTTGCTAAGTTATTTAAGCCAATAATTTCGTCAACTGACATATTTTGGACAACTACTTTTTCAAGTATTTTACCCATTCTTTTTGCTACATCCTCACGTAGATAATCTTCTGTTGGTACATACCTTTGTTTATTACCTAAATTAACAGGTAAACTGTGTACAAAGTCTTTTACATCAGGCTCTGGACAACCAATTAATTCATATGCATCTAAAAAGTTTTCGTCTTGTAATTCGCTCATACTGATAATGATCCTACTGGTTTGCACACATATTTTACAGTATCCCAGTCACCATCAATAGGAAGTTCTGTGTAAACAGGTAGCATACTTTCACATTCTATTTGAGAGTCAAAACGTTGCACATCTTGTTCTATACAAGTTGATCCTAAACAAACTGTAAGTAAGATATGCCAAATAAAATCCATTATGCATACCTTGCATTTAGAGGTTCGCTGTAACTCTGCACTTGTTCTGAAATTCTATTAAGTTCGTGTTTAGCACAAAACTTCATAAGTTTTACACCAACTTGTGCAACTTCTTTAGGCTTACTATTATCTGAAATAACCTGTGCTAAGATTTGTTTAATTTCATCTGGCTGTGCAGACAAATCACAAAGTGTTACATTACGTTGATAGTCTTCAAGCACACGATGTTCTACACCTTCGTGATCGATCCAACGTTGTAGCATCATGTTATTCCAATTGTAACCTTTGCTATCTTTATCAGCAAATGCTTCTTTTAAGCCTACTTTGTTCTTAGTGCCTTTTACTCTAACACCAGGATATGCTGAGAACACGTTATCACTTGTGTCACCACGCATACACTTTTCAAAAAGTAACCATTGCGGATCGGGTGCCGCCTTAGGCTCGTTAGTCTTTTTATCAATTACAGATTTACCCTTGTCATCAAAGTAACCTTCATGTGTAATTGTTACATTCTGTACACCATTGTATTGACGTACATTAGGTGCAATAAGTTGTGCAAAGTCGCCATCAGTTGAAATAATAATGTGACTGTCATTAGGGTGTGATTGAACCCAACCTGCAATTAAATCATCTGCTTCGAGTTGCGGGTGTTGTAAAACAGTACAATTAGTTTTGTTTGTAACAAAGTCTTTAAACTCGTCAAACATTTCCCAGAATACTTCTTCTTCCTCTTGCTGACTTACAGTAAGTGCCGCACGAGCATCACTTCTATTTCTTTTGTAAGGCTCATAATAATCTTTACGCCAACTACGTCCTTCAAGACAAAATATAACATGACTGCCGTCGAAGTCTTGCCATGCTTTTCTAATGCCGTTCAACGTAATATGAAAAGCCATACCAACTTTATCTGTAAGGTTACCTCGTACTACGTGTCTTGCACGAAAGAAAGTATTAGCAGTATCTACAAGAATATAGTTCATTTTTTATCCTTAAAATATTTTTCACTGTACCATTTATAAAATGCAGGATCAGTAAAAACCTCTGCAACATGACTTGCTGGAACTTGGTCACTTCTAATACACATAGCAAGAGATTCATATTCATACGTATCTACTTTACGTTTCATAGGTTTATCTTTAAAATTCTCTGCCAATGTCTTAACCATTCTATAGTTCTTTTCCGAATCCATAGTCATATTATACTATTTTTTAGGTGTGTTGTCAACCTGTTGTTTTGCTTTTTCTTGAACTTCTTTTAGAACTTCTTGGTTCATAAAAGGAATAGCATTCATTTCTTTGTGATCAAAACTGTTGGTTAACCTTAGATCAAATGCAACACTAATACGAACATCATCTCTTGTATGTGGTTCTACATAGTGAGGTGTACAACTTGGAAAAATAACACATCCACCTTTTTTATTAGGTAGTGCAATTTTTGATTCAGGATCAAAGTTTGAATGATATACAGTGTTTGTATGATAATCTCCAAAGTGCATATTACCACTTAGATAAGAATCAGGCTGTGCACCATGTGCGTGTGAGTCCATACCTTCGTCCTTGCGTAAGATATTTGCCCAACAAACAATCTGTAAGTCTTTTAATTCTAATTGCTGTTTCTGTACATATTCAAGATATGAATATCTTAAAAAGGTTAACAGTTCTTTGAAAGCAGGTTCGTCTTGTTCTAACAAATTATATCTACCAAAACGTGTAGTAATATGATTTTCGTTTAAACCTGTGCCACCAGTATTAGTATATTCATAATCAAGAATAGTTTTTTCGTTCTTTTCAATCCACTCGTGAATTTTATTCACGTGTTCAAGATCAGTCCAGTTTGTAAGCCAAAGTGGAATATTCCAACTTGGAGCAAACTCTGTTTGTGGGTGATAACTTTTAATTCTAATTATCGACATTACTTAACCTCCGATTTACCGTCGCCGATATTTTTTGTGTTAATAAATCCTGCACCGCGATCGGGATCATGTCCTTCGTCAGCAAGAACATTTCTTGCAAGATCTTTAAACCACATATCAACAATTTCTTCATTTGATTCACCTGAATAACCTGCATCAAGTAATTGTTCAATAAATTCATTGTTCCAATCAAGTTCAAAGAAACCATTGCGAATGTTATCTTTGTTAACCTGTGTATCAAGTACACCAACCCAAGGTTTCTTAGCCTTAGTTGCGGCTTCTTTTTCTTTCATCATCAAGTCACGATGTGAAAGTTCTTTTTCATTCGTGCTTGGTTTTTTAAACATATTTTTTAATTTATCCATCATAATAGTCCTTTCTCTCTTAATTCATCATCAAGAGGTTTGCTTGATTTTTGTTCTTTACGTTCCCCACGCATTTCCGAAGATGTCGACGTGTAGTCTGGGTGTATAGCGCCAACCTCGCTCCATTGCCAATGTTGCGACTCCTCTGGTGTTGAGTTTGTATTCTTCCGATCTGCCACCCAAGGGCATAACGTATACAGGGCAATCAATCCCTTCTTTGCGGAATGCATCAACTGCTTTAGATACTTCGTCCACATCATATTCATCAGCGACCACAAACTTGAAATACATATCACTATTAGGAATGTCGTAGTAACTACGAGCAATGTCAGGCTTGATAGCAGTATCCCAAGGCTCTCCGCTAACGGAAAGTTTTGGACTGCACGACCAAGTGACTTTGAATCTGTTTTGAGTTTCAAGGTATTCTCGGAAATCATCTCTGAGAGTTTGTGTTGTATTTGTTTCAAACGTAACATTTTTTAGATCCTCCATACGAGGGTGTTCGAATAGTTCGGCGTAAAATCTTTGCCACCCTAACAAAGGTTCACCACCTGTTAAAATAAAATGAACATCCTGTCCATTATCCATTGTCCACTTACCTTGCGGAGTAAGACTTAAAATATGCTCAACAACTTCGTCAACTGTTCTATCGTTCATAAACTTCTTAAACTCAGGATAGATACTTGCATAAGTATCACAGCCTGTATGTACAATAGGCAAGTCTTCAAATTTCTTAACTTTGTCAGTAACACCATCATCAAGCAATGCTTTGACTTCGCTATTGTGTTTAACACCATTAGCAAGTTTTTCATCACGCATAGGTTCACCTCTTGCTAAACCAAAGTTCATGCAACGGAAGTTACAACCAAATGTTCTTAAGAATACAGAAGGAACACCAACAAAGCGTCCTTCTCCTTGCACACTATAAAATGCTTCACTATATCTTAGTTTCATTCTTTCACCTGTACTAATGGCTCATTGTAATATGAGTCGTTATAGTCGCCACCCTTTTGGTATTGACGTACAGACGTGTCTTTTACAAGACGTCCGTCTTTGATAGTGTAGGTAGTGTAAATCTCTTTGATTACACCTTCCTTAGATCTTTCTATATGCGATTTCATTGGGCCTTCCTTAATCACGTGCAAACTCCTGTTGTAATTTGATATTATCCATAAATTCTTTTTTAGTACCTGGATCATCAGCAAACGCACCTTTAAGCACAGTTGTCTGTGTTAAACTACTTTTTGCCATAATACCTCTGTTCTCACAACAACCATGTGTTGCTTGAACATATACACCTACGTTCTTTGAACCTGTTGATTTCATAATCTCACGAGCAATATCATTATTAAGTTCTTCTTGTAGTGTACCACGTCTTGCACACCATTGTGCAATTCTTGTGTATTTTGATAAACCAATAAGTGTATCGGCGGCAATAATACCAATGTATGCTACACCGCCTACTGGCTGATGATGATGTGAACAAACACTTTTAAGTTCACTTCTAACAACCAACATACCTTTATATCCATCGTCTATGTGATTAGGAAATGCAGTAGCATTAGGCATAGGGTTATACCTACCACTCATTAGTTCATTGTAATACATTTTTGCAAGACGTCTTGCAGTATCTTGTGAATTTGGATCGTTATGACGATCAATGATCAACCTATCAAGAACAGATTCAAAAGCCTCTGTTGCTTCATCTATCAAAATATCTTTTTCGCCTTTAAAAATATATTCTGATATATTATCTCCTGCCCAATAACGTTTGTTATTGTCTGTGATACGTTTTGTTACTTCTTCATATTTTTTCAATTTACTTCTCCGAGTTATAGACGTGGATGTCTATTATTGTTTACATTATATACTTTATTTAGGTTTTTGTCAAGTATATTATGCACTTAAAAATACTTTTTGAGCATTTCGATTTGATCATCATATTCTGCTACAATGTTCAATTCTTTTTCAATTGCTTCAAGAATATCAGGATGTTCTCCAACACCTGCCGCATTATGGAAATATACTTCAATATTTGCTTTGTGCTTTGCAATATGTCCTTCTGCGTGTTTGATCATTGCTTCTTTCATTAGTTCTCTATCGTAGGCCATTTTTATTCCTTTCCTATGTTTGGGATAAATTCATTTGCAATTAATTGGTGAGCCTCTACATTGTAGTGTTCGTCATCAATTGTGAATGAACCTGCATTGCTTCTACTTTCCAAAAACTCTCTAACGTTTTGGTTAGTAACTTTACCATATGAACAGTCACCAAGCATATTTAGATCTTTAGGTAACCAAGTGTCCTCGTTAATGGCAAAGATTTTTAATTCTGCATTGTTTTCTTTGCAGAGTGTATTCCAAAGATATACTTCTTTGAAAAAACTTCTTTGTGCTACAACAGTCATTAGTTCATACCACGCCTTCAGTCTTTGATATCCTTCTTGTTGTAGATTAGGGTCTTGAATATCAAAAGGGTCAAATGTAAAACCTATTGCCGGATTTATTGCATAGTCTCCTGAAACAGTGATTCTGCCCCCGTCAAAACTTTTACCTTCATTGTGCCACATATTGATATTGTAGCAGTCGATACGTCCTTTTGTTTCTTCTAAATTCATATGACGTTCAAGTGGTACTATGTTTTCATAATGACACGGATTTTGAAATCCGAATCGATATCTGTTCCAATATGTTTGTTGAATTATAACTTCATCAATATCATTATATTTTTTAAATAGAAATGCAAGACGTTCACTGTAATCATACCAACCTCTACCAGGACAAGCAAAAATTACTCCGTCTTTATTTTGATTGTTAATATAAATTTCTGCCCAGTTGTTATCATTCCAACGATCACGTGTACCTTTGGTTTGAGAGTAACTATACCCTGCACTATGACTACAACCTATTACGGCAGTTCTCATTATACACAGTCTCCTATATCTCGAAATAACCTTGGTTGTTTTGAATCCCTAATTGTATATTTTTGCTTTTCGGGAATAACTCCACGTACACCACCTTTAGGATCTGCCATATCACCTTTGCGTCTTGGAATTAAATGTATGTGTGGCCACATAACAGTTTGGCCTGCTTCCTTACCAACATTCTGTCCAATGTTATATGAATCACAGTAACCTTTCTGGACCCAATCGTAACCCCAAGCATATGCGGCTTTGTAACATTTTTCTAAATGTTCCCAGTCTTCTACTTTAGGTACAAAAAGAACGTGACCTTCTGTAACTGGAAAGCCATCACGAAATACTGTATAATCTCTTGTATCAATTAATACATCTTTCCATGGTACATCTTTAAATTCCATATTAAAACTCCTGTTTCCAAACTGCGGCACTAAAACCTTTTCCGTTTGTATCACCGCCATTATTATCTACTTCAACGCCGTCATATGTAATACTACGCACAACGTCTTCCCCGTTTGTTGTTTCACTGTACTGTATTTTTAGTTTTTTAGGATCAAATGCTCCAACTGTTTCTACAATACCATCAAAGAATGTACCCTTTTCTAACGAAAGCATTTGTACAACGTATGTGCCTTTGTCTGGATAGGTATCCTCAACACTGTCAAGAATTTCGGTTTCGTAATCTGTTTCTTCACTAATCTTGTTTGCCCATTCATTAACATTTGTATTTTCAATTATTGTTTCGATATGCTTACTACTATATTCTAAACCGTCTACTTCGTTTACTTCTATTTGA